ACCACAAACACAACAAAGACCAGTAAATAAAGAACTGGAGAAAAAGAAAAAAGAACAAGCTCAAGATAGGAGAAATAATCGTTTACAAATCACAGAAAATGTGGTATAATATATTAATATATTTTATGGAGTATAGTGTATGAAAGAAAGCTTAAAAGTATTACAAGAATGTGCTGAATTACAAGCTAAAAAATCTCAGGATTATCAAAGTTCTGATTCAACAGTTGTTCAGTCAATGCATTACCGTAGAGGTGTTGATACAATTCATGATATTATCTTAGGTAAAGTCATGCGTGCAACATCGCTAATAGAGTCTGATCCAAATAATCCAAACTTCGAATCTCTTGAAGATACTTACAAAGATATGATTAACTATTGTAGCTTTGCAGTTTCTTATATTCGTGGTAAAATGGAAGGCCAAGATCCAGATCGAGACATGTTTAACAAAAGGAAAGTAGATGAACACAACTAAAGATATAGCTGAAATATTTATTAATGCTCTTGAGAATAAAGAATTTACTCAAGACAGAACTGGCTGTAAAACAATCGAAATTATTGGTGCAAGTTTTTTAGCTGATAAGCCTGCAATCTTTGGTGAACCAAATCAAGAATATATCAATAGAGAAATCGAATGGTATGAATCTCAATCTACAAATATTAATGATATTTATGATAGTGAAAAAGAACCACCAGCGGCGTGGAAAATGTCTGCAAACAGTCATGGAGAAATCAATAGTAACTATGGTCATCTAATTTGGAGTGAAAAGTTTTATAATCAATATGAACAAGTACTTGATGAACTTGAAAGCAATTCAGATAGTCGAAGAGCTTGTATGATTTATAATCGTCCATCGATATGGGAAGAGTATAAAGAAAACGGCAAAAATGATTTTATATGTACTAATGCAGTAACTTATTACATTCGTAATAATGAATTACATACAGTAGTCCAAATGAGAAGTAATGATGTAATCTTTGGTTATAGAAATGATTATGCATGGCAAAAATATATTCAAAATGAAATGGCATGGGAGCTTAAAGTTAAGCCAGGTAATCTTATATGGCAGGTACAAAACCTTCACGTATATGAAAGGCATTTTAAATTAGTAACATGAATAAGTGGGACCAAAGATTTTTAGAAATGGCTGCTAAAATTTCAGAGTGGTCAAAAGATCCAAGTAGAAAAATTGGATGTATTGCAGTTAATAATGATAGAAAAATTCTTGCAACTGGATATAATGGATTTCCTTCTAAAATAGAAGATCATGAATACAGGTATAATGATAGAGAAACTAAATACCAATATGTCATACATGCTGAAATGAACTGTATCTATAATGCTGCAGTCAATGGAGTATCTCTTTTAGGCTCTACTTTTTACATACATGGTTTGCCCGTATGTCATGAATGTGCTAAAGGAATTATACAAGTCGGAGTAACAAGAGTAGTTGCGCACTCAGCAGGTACTCCAGAAAAATGGGCAGACAGTAATATACTTACAATGGAACTATTTAAAGAAGCAGGAGTGGAATATGAGTTCAACGAAATTCACTAAAGAAGAAATTGAAAATTCAAAAAGAATTGTTAAAGTAACAACACCTAAGTATACACTTGATTGGTATGTCAAATGGATTTCAAGCTTGTTTATTTTAGGTGCAATGTCTCTACGTGGAGTAGAAGGCATGCAATTACTTGACTTGGGACTCTCAATAGTGGGAGTATCAGGTTGGTTATGGGTATCTATTTTATGGCGTGATAGAGCTTTAATAATGTTAAACGCCGTAGGACTAGCTTTTCTATTAAGAAATTTACTAGAAAATTTAGTTGTATAACTATATAATATGGTGAGCTACTCTGGCCTCCCAGCCAAATCTCTCACTTTAAAAAACTGATATAAAAGGAGGAAAATTATGTCAAAAATTAGGGTCGGCATTATAGGTGTCGGAAGTTGTGCAAAATCCTTAGTGGAAGGTGTACAATACTATAACGAAAATCCAGAAGACAAAGTAGGTTTGATGTATGACGATATCGGAGGATATACTGTACACGACATAGAATTTGTTTGTGGATTTGATATTGATAAACGTAAGGTTAATAAAAAGTTAGCTACAGCTTTAAGAGCTCAACCTAACTGTGCTATGAACCACGTTGATGAAATACACACCAATGGAGAAAGTAATTTTTCTTGTGTATCTGATGAAGCAATTGTTTATTCAGCTCCAGAAATGGACGGAATAGCTCCACATATGCATGATTATCCAGATGAAGTTACTTTTGTAAATGGTGCTGTACCTGCTGAATCTTTTGAAAGAACAGTAGAACTTATACAATACCATAGTGTAGATGTATTGATTAATTATTTACCTGTTGGATCAGATGAAGCTACAAAATATTGGATTGATGTGGCATTAGATGCTGGAGTGCATTTTGTAAATTGTATTCCAACAATGATTTCTACAGATGATGCAATGGTTACTGAACAACGCTTTATCGATGCTGGATTAACTATTGTTGGTTCTGATATGAGATCAGCTTGGGGCGCTTCAAGAATGTCTGAAGTATTACAAGGTGCTATGCTTGATTCAGGACTTATGGTTACTCAACATATTCAAATGAATATGGCAGCTGGTTCTACACAAGGACAAGAAAATATTAGAACAGGAAGAACAGCAAATACTGATTTCTTAAATATGGCAAAACAAGATAGATTGCATAATAAACATATATCAAAAGAAAATGTATTGAAAGGTCAAAACATCGTAAGAGATGAAAGTACCGCCGGTATGACTTTATTTGCAGGTCCATCTCTGACTGTACAACAAAAACCAGGAGGAGATTATGTTTCTTCTGATAATAAAATAGCAAACTTTGATATGATAGCATATGGCTTTGCAGGAGCAAGATACGAAGTGACAGCAAGATTGTCAGTTCAAGACTCACCAAACTCTGGAGGAGTTGTAGTATCAGCAATTCGATTCTGTAAAGTTGCTGCTGAACTTGGAGTTGTTGGTTACTTACGAGGACCATCAGCATGGACACAAAAAACTCCACCGGTTCAACTTAAAACTGAAGATGCTAAATTTGAATGTGATGCTTTAGCTCGTAGAGAACTTACTTCTATGACTGAAGTTCAATTGAAGAAACACAGACCTGTTGCTAAGCAACTTGCTTACACTTTCCAGGAGAGTAAGACCGACTATGAAAATTAATACCTTTGACATAGACGGCGTCATCTACTTTGGAGAGAAGGTCACTGGCGTAAGACCTTGTGATGGTGATATTATCATCACGGGGCGGCCTTTTTCTGATAGAGAAGAAACAATAAAAATGCTCGAAAGTCGAGGCATATATAATACTGTGTATATGAATCCATTAGCAAGAGATATACCAATAATAAAAGAAAATTATAATAATTTTAAAAAGTTATATGAAAGTATAAAAATTTTTATAATTTGTCCTCAAAATGAAATAGGATTATTTAAAAAAGAAGTTAACTTTCCAGAAATTGAAATAATTAATGAGGAAAGCATTATCTCTTTCGGAGTATTTATAAATATTTTTGAAAATTTATCATTTTCTATTAATTACAAAAAACAGTTTAAAAATCGTCTTGGCTGGTACTATCAACAAATTTTGAAAATTTCATTTGTATTAAACTTTTTAAGCAAAAATCAAAAAGATATAATTATTTGGGATGCAGATACTATTATTTTAAAAAAAATAAACTTTTTTGAAAATAAAAAATCTATTAAATATGGTACTTTTTTTGAGTTTCATAAACCTTACTATCTAACAAATGAACATATATTAAGAGAACAACCAAAATATTTTATTTCTTTTCTGATTCAATTTATTGCAATATCTAAATTAGAGTTCAATTTTATAGTTAAAAAAGTTTTTAACAATCAATTTAATAATGAAAATTTAGCAAAAAAAATTTCAGAAATTATTTTAGAATCTGTATTCCACCAACACAAAGAATATAATGGATCGTTATTTTCTGAGTATGAATTATTGGGACAGTTGAATTACATGTTTGACAAAAGTAAACAAAAACCACTTTTAACATTAAGATATGGACTAAGTGGAAAATTAAATAGCATGCAAAAAAATTTGTGTAAAATTTTGAATTTCAAGCATGTAACATATGAACATTCTTATGAAAATAGTCAGGGTATGTTAAAAAGAGAACAAAAATGGCTTTCTCTTATAAAAATTTTACTAAAAAACCAAATAAAGTTTTACTTAAGAAAAATAAGACATAATTATAGATATTTTTATTGTTTTAATAAAGATCCTAAA